CCGTCTCTTTCAGCTGGAACAGATAGTCCACGTCTTTCAGGCTGTCCAGCGTCCAGTTTAGCGTGGACACCGGCAGCTCTATGGCGGCTTCGTTCGCCTGGTTTACGATGGCTGCGTTGCGTATTTCGTTCATCCCGAATTTACGCACCACGCCCAGCACGATCTCATTGACACGCGCCCGCCGATGGGGTACTACGGTCTTTTTCAGAGTAACCTCCACCTTGTCAAAGCTCTCTACCCTGCAATCGCAGAAGTACACCGCGTTGTCAGGCTGGAACGACTGTGCACGTCGCAGCACCGCGCCCTGATACCACGAGATTTCTACCTCGCTGCAATACTCTCCTGTGTCCTCATCAAAGGTGAGCTGGATGCCCATGCTGGAATACTGCTGTGTAAACGTCATGGTGATTTTGGGCGGGTTGGTAAACTCTCCGTTGTCCCCGGAAACCTCCGTAGACCAAAAGCCTACCTTGTCCTCCGCGTACACGCCATCAAAGGTGCCGTCCAGCACCCAGCGGCTCCGTTCCAGCGTAATAAGCTTGCCCGGAGCCGCGCCGTGCGGAATTTGGGTGAGGTCTCCTGTGCCGCCGGTGGCGGTCACAGTCGCGTCATCCGCTGCGCCGGGGGCTATGTCCTTGTACAGAATAGTCGTTTTCGACATAGGCCACCTCTCAGGGGCGGAGCTGCGCGTCCATCGGGACAAAGTTCACCTCGATCTCGCCCCAATAGTTTACGCCTCCATCGCCCTTCTCCAAGTCCTGCGACGCGCTGGTATAATACGCTTCATAAGCGATGGTAGTCTGACCGTCTGCCGCTTCCAGCATAACGGAGTCATCCACGCTGTGTTTGTACAGGTAGTTCCAGAAATCGTCTAGTCCCTTGTAGTTGTCGCCGCGCCGGAACACCGTCAGTTTGTGGCCAAGGTATGTCCCGATGATGTCACGCACCATGCGCCCGGTCATTACGCGCCCTGCGTTTTCGCCGTCCAGCACGTTAAAGTTTCGATTGTACTTGGAGATCGCCACATCGGCATCAAAAGAGATTCCGTTCAGTTTAATGTAGTTCATCCCTGCACCTCCGACAGATTAACGCCGATGCGCGTACCCTCCGCCTTGTTCAGCCGGTACACGACCTTGCCCAGCACGTCCTTGTCCAGCACCAACACGGCTTCATTGCTGCCGCCGTACCCGCTTTCCGCAATGGCTTGCTTGAACGCCTGCACCATCGTAGCAAGGGGCGTTTCAATGTTCGTCCCGGATTTCTGATCGCCAAGCACTGCCATAAACTCCCGGTTCGGAGGAATGACTGCGCCCTGCGCCAGACGGGGGATTTTAAGCTCGTTTACATGGGAAATATTGATGCCGAAGGATTTACCGCCGATACCAGGGACCCAATCCGGGATTTCAAAGTGTATCTTATTCAGCTGGTCAATAAGCCAGTTGATACCCTTGATGATAAGGTTTACAGCCGCCTCCAAAACGCCGACGATAGTATTCCAGATACCACGGAAAATTTCTTTGATACCTTCCCACGCTTTTTTCCAGTCCAGCGTAAACACGCCGGTCAGAAAATCAATAAAGCCACCAAAGATTTGTTTGACGCCATCGATAACATCGCTGACATAGGTTTTCGCCAGTTCGATGATTTCGTGGAACCGTCCGTTTGTCTTTTCGTCCAGCCAGTCCAGCAGACTTGTCAGCCCAAGTTTGAACCAGTCCAGAATGCCAAACACAAAGGTTTTCACGCCGGTAAGCATTTGGATAACCGACTGTTTCATTTTTTCCAAGTCGCCTGTCAGTATGCCGGAAATAAGCCCCAGTGCGCCCTGCACAATGTCCTTGATACCAGTCAACATATCTCCTACCGGAGTACCGGCAAGGCCGCACTTTTCTATTATGGTGTCTATGATTGCTCCAAAGATATACCCCACAAAGTCCAGCAAATCGGCCAGCAAAATACGGGCGTGGTTTACAAAGTTGATGATGTTGTCCAGCGCTGCGTCCCAATCGCCGGAGAATACGTTGCCGATAAACCCGGCGACATCCTTAAACAGGTTTACAATGTCCTGCCCAATCTTCTTGAGCTTGTCCGCGATTTTATCAAGAAATGCGAAATTTGCCGCCGTGCTGAAATCCGGTAGAATAATGCCGGATCCGCCGCCACCTTCGCCGCTTAACTTGTTGATCTCATCAAACGACGCAAGCTGTTTACTTGCAGATTTTGCCGCGCCGCCCACGTTTTTATATGCGTTCTTCTGGTCATTCAGGGATTTTGCCGCATTGGCGCTTTCCTTTGCCGTTGTTCCAAATAGGGCGGATACAATATTTGCGATAAACGAAACCACCGTAGCCAGTACCTTAACCAGCGCAGTAAACGCCGGGATAATGATCTGCACAAGCGGCTGTGCCAGCGTCAGCAGCGCACCCTTGAGCTGCGCAATAGCGTCCCGTGCTTTGCCGTTTACGGCTACCACGTCCGCCAGCCAATCCCGGAGTGCCGACAACGCACGGGCAATGATGGTAAACACCAGCGCCCGCTTTGCCAGCATTTTTACGCGCTTTGTGAATGCCTCCATGCCCTGGGATGCTTTGTCTAACCCTTCTTGTATCTTTCCTGCGTTCTTGCCGGTATTGCCAAGCTGCTTACCTAACTCACCGGCCTTTGCTTTCATTCGGTCAAGCTCCGCTTCGCCCTCGCGGATAGCGGCGTTCTGCTTGTCCAGTTTGTCATTCATGGCGTTCCATTCTTTTTCCATAGACGCTACAGCGGCCTCCTGCTGCTTGATAGCATCACTGGTGAAGAACTCGCCGCCGCCCTTCATCTGCGCCAGTTTTGCCTTTGCTTCGTCAAGCTGTGCGCCTAAGTTGTTGGCTTGGTTAAACAAAGTATCTCGCGCAGATTTCTTGTTGGTGAGCTTTTCCTGCAGCGCTTCTATTTTTTTTTCCAGCGCATTAAGGTCTTTCTGCGCCTGCTTATCGTCAATGTCTGCCTTGATGATAACGGAGCCGTCCGCGTTTGCCATATAATCACCTACTTTGCTTTACGTCCATCCCTTAATGACTTCTTCCTCAGCCTCCGAGTACCGGCGCTTAATGTCGATAGCGTCTCGGTTTCTGCAGTAAAACTCCCTGTCGGCTTTGTCTTTCAGCTTGCCTTTTGCTTTCAGATCGCGTATACGCACGATCTGCGCGAAGTAGCAATCGCCGATTTCACCGTAGTACGAAAGGAACGTCCACCAGTGCAGATACGGCAGTGCCCGCACCTCTTGCCCCGCTATGCGGTTAATGGGGGCGATGAGCAGTCGAAAGTCCTGTTCCCAGTCCATCAACTTGGTTGATTTTTTTTGCGCTTCCTCATTCCCGCCGTTGATAAACCAAAAGCACTGTTTTATCGCTTCTTCCATGTGCTCCCCAGGCATAGTGAAAAAACCGGGGTAAAACATTCCCAACACGCCGATGCACTTTTCTTCGCTCGTTAGTTCAACAGCAGACAGCACCGAGAATATGTCCAGTATCACGCGGAAATCCGTTTCTATTGGGTATTCCGTTCCACACACCTCAAGGCTCGTCGGAAGGTCGTACATCATCTGTGGTACTTGGCTGTATACTTTGCAAGCTTCTCACTGTGAAAAGCCTTTTCCCGCTTAATCCCCTCGTCCAGCTCGTCCATGATGGCAACCATCAGGTTCATCCACAGCGGCGCACCGTCTGCGATGGCATATACGCTGACATTCCCAAACAGTGCTTCACACACCGGCTGCTCAAACACCCCGTCAATAGTCTCACGCATTTCGGCGTCCATATTTCGGAGCCAGTCAAACATTTCGCGGGCGCTCATTTTTTCTACGTTATCGTCCCGCGCATCCTGCTTCTTTTTCAGCGCGTCAAACGCTGTGTAAAGCTTGTCTGCAAACGCCGGATCGCTGGGATTAAAATACACCGTGCATTTGTCATTCAGGTGGTATTCCTGTACGCCGGTGGTGATTGTCAATTCCTTCATGTGTTCCCTCCAAAACAGGGGCGGTTGCCCGCCCCTTTATTTAGGCCGCAGTAAACTCAATAGCGCCGCTGCTGCCCTTCTTCACAGTGCCCACAGTGCGGGTGCCGCCATAGGTGATCTCGCTGGTGATATTCAGGGTGCCACCGCCCTCGCCGCCGATGCCGGTGATGGCAATAGCGCAAGCGTCGTAGCGCTCCGCAAACATCGCCTCGCCGCTGGTGGCGTAGAAGTGGCCGATCATCATGTCCTGATTTGCCAGTGCCTGGGCGTCCTGGTCTTTGACGGACAGGTTCCACATCTTCACCGCCGCAGCATCGCCCGCATCCAAGGGAATGGGGTCAAAGGTCTGCGTGATGGTGGGCTTTTTCATGGTGGTAAAGGTGTGCCCCAGAATGTCCTGCTTGGTGTCGGTGCTCCAGTCCATTTCCTCGCTGCTGTCCTCGACGCGCTTACCGATAGCGCTCCACACAGGCGCGGATGCGGTGCCGGTGTTCAGGTACGCAATAAGCAGTTCGCGGTCAATGGTCTGGCCAACGGTGGTGTTGAATTCCAAATCTGCCATTATACATTCACCTCGTAATTCAGTTTCATAAGGATTTGGTGATCTTCGTCCCCGTTTTCATACATGGCAAACAGGGAAGATCGCGTGGTTGGCTCCATGCTGATAACGCGCTTGTCATCGCCAATGTCGGGTTTTTGACCGTTTGCCCAATCCCCGATAGCGTTCAACAGTTCGTCAGCCTTGAGCCGTTTGTCGTTGCTGTTCCCCGGCTTAACTCGGTAGATTATCTTGAACTGATACTCCGCCACATAACCGCCGGTGATATACTTCCGCACGATGTAAGCCGCTTGGATGGTCGACATCGCCATAGCGTAAGTGTCGGCGGGAAGAAACTCAAAGCGGATAAGGTCAACTGGCAGCTCTGGGTATGTGTTCAGCCACACAAGCAGCTTGCGCGATACCTGATCTTCTTCCGCCGCCGACACGGCCTTTTTAATCTTTTCCAAATTTCTTCACCGCCTTATCTGCCACCCGCACCCACTTCTCTATGTTCTGCGCTTTAGAAGCGTCAAACCAATGCGCCTGTGCCTGCGGATGCATTGTTGTGTTAAATACAAGATTTCGGTCTGTGGCCACCTTGTGCCCGCCCTTTGGGGCGTATGTGCTGCCGGTCGCCGGGTCTACCATTACCTTACCGTAGTACAGGAAGCGGGCGTATGGGCCGGGGTAAATGACCTCATTGCCAACCACCCGTGTTCTCTGCGTCAGAGAGCCTGTAAGCGCAGGAACAAAGGGGATGGTATCTTTCATCACCTGTTGCGATAAAACGCTTTCAGCGCGGTCACATGCCCTTGCAAGCTGCCGCTTTACTTCGTCCATGCCGGACATGTCAACAGAAAACTTGAGCGACATCTTATGCCCCTCCGACTTCCCAATGCTGCATATCCACGCTGCCAAAATCTTTCTCGTCCACTTTGGTCACGTTGTAGCAGCCGTCCTGTGCCATAGCCACGTCCTCTTTGTCGGTGACAAACTCTCCTTTTACAAAGAACGTCAGCCCGCCATTACCGCTCACAGACAGCGTCCACAGCCCGGACTTGTCCGACGCCGCAAGAAACGCCTGCGGGGGCGCGTAAGTTTTGGCTTTGCCTGTCGTGCCGTCCACCGCTTCCACAGAGAACGGAATGTACAGGTTTACCGCGTCTGCGCCCTCAAGGCCGCTTTCACGCACGTTGACCGCCTTGCTGGCCTGAAGCATAACGCCGCGCAGGATGGTCACATATAGTTTTGTGATTTCCTCAAAAGTCGCCGTGGCAGTCTCCTGCACGGCGTTGTAGACCGTTATAGTGTGGGGCGCGTACAACCACAGCACCCCCTTCCCCGATACAAAAGACCGGTATGCGCCAGATACTCGTTACAGGTCGCCGCCAGCAGTTTCTTCGCACCGTCCGTTGCACTCAGTGCGGACGCAGCAGCTTCACCGCCGCTGGCCAGCGTCCGGGAGTACCCACCTACCGTTTCGCTTTTCACGTCATCGCCGGTCGCCGCGTTTGTCAGTTTGGTTGCGGCAAGCTGCTGCGCGGCTTCGATTAGCTGATACTTATCCACAAGTGCACAGCAGCACATTTTTACAGCGTCCATATTAGCGTTATCTTTTGCCCGGTTCTGCGTGTAGTAATCGAGGAAGGAGCTGGCCCGGACAGCCAGACGCGGAAAATCTCCCTCGCTCACGGCGCCCAAATAGGTTCCGGAGTAATAGTCGTAATCAGCGTATGTCATGTGAGCCAGCTCCTTCCAAAACTGCGAGAATTTCAGCCTTTTTCATCGAACTGCTGGCCCCTTCCACCCCGTTTTCATCGGCATACGCAAGCATTTCAGCTTTTGTCATGTCGGTGAAAACGGTGATGTCAGGGTCAGGCTTATTCAGCAGTTCAGTTAGCCCCCCACCGCCGGAGTGATGGAGCCGACCACCACACCGTCGATACGCTCAGCGAAAAGAGCCATGCCGTTGATAACGGTGTCAGATGCGGTCATGTTGGTGTAATCGGGCTCCTCATGGATACCGATATAGCCGGTGGCATCGGTGGTGAAATCGAACACCTCGCCAAGATCAGCGCCGTTCACAGGAATGTAGTACAGGACGATGTTGTCCTTGGCGGTGGCGTAAATCTTGCCCTTGGGGACGCTGGAATTGAGAATCACGGTGCCAAGGCCAAGAAAATTCTCAACGTAGGTCATGCCGAATGCAGTCTGCAAGGTGATGTTCGCGCTTGCGAGGTAGTCAGCAACGTCCAGCGGGTTCAGGAAATACACCGCACCGATTTCGTCATCTTCAAACAGCACCTGCAGCTGGCCCCATGCCTGGGCCAAGGTCGCCTGGAAGGTAGCACCGGATGCCTTGCCAGTACCGGTTGCGAGGAAGGCAAAGAAATCCTTACGGATACCTTTCTGCACGTCCTTCAGCATTTCATCGGTGGTCATTTCGACGGCCTGATCGTAGCCGCGATCAGTGATTGCCTCGGCAGAGGTGGCCTTGCGCCACTTCTTGAGCGTGATCTCCTTGTAGTTCACGGCCTCGGTCTTGTATTTGCTGAGGGGAATGGTCTCACCCTCAGCAACAGCGCCGCTCTCCAGCGTGCCAGTGGCCTTGTAGCTCTTGAGCACAGTGCCCGCCTGCTTGGAAATCTTTCGGGTAACGCCCAAAGCCTCCATCAGCTTCTTGATGGAATAGCCGAACATTTCGGTAAATTCGATTTCGCGCACACGCGCGAGGTCAGCTTTCTTAATGAGCTTAGGATCAGCAGCCATTTTTATTCTTCCTTTCTAAACAAATCCATATTTGCGGCGATTGCAGCGCGCCGCTCCGCTCTGTCAGTGATTTGCATGATCTCGTCCTTTGTCATCGGCTTTCCGCCACCGTTAAAGCGCGCGCCAGTGTCGACGCGAACGGTCTGCTTGGAGACAAGCCCCTTGTAAGTGCCGTCCACGAGTGCATCAAGACTTTTGGTGTCCTTGATCTTCTCGCCGTCCAGCTCCAATGCGGCCATTTCTTCGCCGCAGCCACGCATAGCAAGGTCGAGATTCGCGCCGGTGATGTTTTTGCTCTCAAAGTAAGCACGCACGGCCTTTTCCTTTGCCGCCTTGCTTTCCTTTTTCGTGACGTCGGACTTGTAAGCTTCAAAGGCCGAGTGTTCCTTCTCGTACTTCTCCTTGTAGCCGCCGTCACCTGCCGCCTTTAGATCGTCCAATTCCTTCTGGACGCCGGGCAGCTTTTCCGCGTCCGCCTTGTACTTCGTGAGATCGTCCTTGAGGGGGTCAACCACGCCCAGATGCAGAGCAACCAAGCGATTTTCGATCTCTTCGGTGCAAGCCTCGCCGAGAATATTCCTGATTTCCGCTCTCGTAAATTTCACCATGTTATTCGTTCTCCTTTTCTTTGGCCCCAATTCTTCGGGGGCGAACGTTGTATAAAAACCGCTATACCTCGCGGGTTTTACCGAAAATAAAAGAGCCAACCACCGAGAAACTCTCAGTAGTTGGCTCCTATTGCCCTTTCCCGCGCCCTATTGCGTGGAAGTGCTGTATTTGATTGTTTTCTTAACCTCTAAAACGATGTACCCACCACCCTTGCGTCGGATTTCCACATCGTTTCCGCGCTTCAAAATTGCATCGATTGCCTTTTTGACTTCTTCCCAGTTCAATACAGCACCTTCATCCTTTCCCGCTGCTCCGGCAGCCCCGCCGCCTTGCTGAACGCTTTGTACTTTGCGTTCAGGCGTCGTAGTTTGATATTTACTGCCTGTTCTTCGTCTGTCAGCCCTGCGGCGCTGTACGCTGTTTTCTCGCGCTTGAGCTTGCGTATGGTGCGCTCCACATTTCGCTGTTCCTGCGTGGCCTCGTATGCCGTATAGGTCTTGCCCTCAAACGTACAGCCCAAACCATCGTCGATATGCTCAAGCTGTTCGTCAGTGTATGCGCGCTCACTTACGCCCTCAATCCAGGGGAAGCGGCGGTGGCGGCAGTTGGCTCCTTCTATCCCATCCACGGCCCCCAGACCACACACCTCGTAGATGCTCGGGTAAATGTCATTTGCGCGAATACTATAAACCTTGCCTTGCCAGTCCTTATGGCTTGACCACGGTGACGGCCCCAGCTTATCTCTCGCGCCAGCATGGGCGGAAACTTCAAAATACGGAGTTTCGAGATATTGCGCCGACTGCTCCGTATATTTAGCGCAAATTTGATTTACGCCTGTCATAACTGCTCTGCGCGCAGCCACATCAATTTGATCTCGATGCCCGCTCTCATAGTTAACTACCTTCAATCCGCTGTCTGCAAGCTGCTTTACTGCCGTCTTGATGGCCTGATTGTAGCTGATCGCGCCGCTCTGAATCTGCATTTCTGCGTTATCCAAAGCCCACTGATAAGCGCGCGCGGGCTTTAACATCGTGTTGCCCACAAGGAAACCCATAGAAGCCGTTAAATTTCGGAATGTATCATGGGTCTGCCGCTTAATTGCATCCACTGTAGCCGCGTCTACAAGCGTTTCTGGATGCGTTACATGCGCAAGGTCGATGACTTCGGTGTAATACTTCTGGTTGCGCTCTACAACGTCATTAAGCAAACTATTTAGCTTTTGTTTACCAATCCCCGCTGTTTTGCTAATAGCTTCTTCGATACTTTTAAGGTCGATGCCGTGCGACCGCAACGCTTGAATATCTTGCACCGTTACCTCGTTCAGCTCATCCGCAGCTTTAAGCCGGGAGCAGATTTCTTCCAGCAGCGTGATTTCAAGCGCGCGGAACAGTTCTGCCAGTTCTTCCGGCAGTGCGTCAAGGATTTCCGGCTGAAACGGATATTTCATTTGCTTTCCTCCGTTTCACAATATCATCATAGTGCGGCTTTACGCGGATCACATTCCAGTCGCATTCCTCCGGAACTTTGCCATAAAAAATCACCCATTCCGGCGACAGCCGTTTCATCATTTCTTCGTAGCCACGAAGGAACAAACGCTTGCTTTCCTTGTTCTGCTGTGTTCCAACTGAACTGACAGCCACAACACCGCCAACAGGATCACCATCAAAGCACCAATCGTAACTGCGTTCATCGCTCCATGATACAGAGGGATAAACCGTCATGCCGTGCATTTGCCAGTATGCCGCCAGCCAGTGCTTGCGATAGTGGTTGTATATCTGCATTGCAAGCGGCATATCCGTGTAAGTGGAGAAGTCCGGCGCGCACACCGCCGAAAACTGCAACAGTTTCGGAATGTACTTGTCCGGTGTGTTCCAGTATCGGATGAATTGATAATCATCCACAAAGAAGTGTACGATCTTGCTTGCCGTATCTTTGGCTGTGTAATGGTAATTTACGGGGATAAACTCGCCCTGCGGGTACGCCTTGACCGGCACGATCTGCGGAATATCGTACTTGCCCACGCCGGGGAATGTGAACTTGTCGAGATTTTCAAAGTTAAGCATAACTCTTCACGCTCATTCCGCTGCTTGCACTGTGACCACACATTATTTTCTCTTCTTTTTCTTGTCAAGGGCTCTAATCATTTTATTGGTCAAAGTGTCCATTTGTTTTTGCGTAATATCATAATTCCGCATAAATGCCTCTTTGCCAATTGCCTCTTTCACACTTCCAACAAATGTAGGGGATTTGAGCAATTTTTCTGCTCCCAAGTATGCGTTAGACTTTACGCTTTCCCAAAATTCGCTGCGTTCTACAGCAGATCGTACAACGCCAATGCCGCCACCGGCTCCTCCTCTACCGCCCATCACTCTACCTCCTGTTGTCTTTCGGTCGTCATGTCCTGCATCTTCGGCAGCGCTGCCTTTGCGGTTGCCTCATCCTCATTCATCCACCGTGCGCGGAATTCCCAGTCGTTCATGATGCCCGCCTGCAAAAGCTGCATATCGCGGGTAAAGTCCTGCCCCTTGTCCTCGATGATGCTATCATCAAAGTCAATGGAAATTTCGACTTTCTCATCAAGTCCTGCGTTCATGTAGTGATTGCCCAAGCGAGGCAGGATGCGACACAGCTCCGTGATTGCTTGCTCGAGCAGAATTTCATGCTTCTTGATTGTGCGGAACATAGTGCTGTTTTCGCTGATGACCTGCGTAGCCGTGGCAATGCTTGTCTGATCGAATTTGTAATGATTCTCGCCAAAGCCGCATTTACTCGACAATACGTTGAGCATATCTTGCATACCGGTGTTAAACTCTGCTGTGCGCAACGTCATATCGACCTGCTGCAAAATGTTTCCATCAGATGCGCGATCCTCCGGTAGAACGTAGTAAACCGTTTCGCGCTTATCAAAGACTGGCCTGCCATTGATGTCCTTAGTTGCTTCCGGCTGTACCACGATGCGCTTTTTCCCCAGCACAAACTCATTCACATAACTATCGTATGTAATATCAACGCTTTTGAGCTGGTCGATGGCGGAAGCGAACACTGCAACGCCCATAGGGTTATCTTCATCAGAGTTTGCAATGTTCAGACGGTCAATGACAAACTGCGGATTGGCGCTTCCTGTGTGGACAATAGGGGGGATTGCTTCAAATCCTCTCACGCTGGTTAATGGAACTTCCTCCGCATCATACAGGTGGTTTTCAATGTCGTATTCGCTGCCGCTCAGCCGATGCACCTGAATGTAGGTGTATTCCGTATCATCAACTCGTTTTGTCCATGCGAAAGCGCACTCACGAATAATGCCATTATCCCACGTCAGCGGGTAAATATTTGCAGCGGTTACATAGTTGATATGAATTCTTCCGGGGTTAGCAATCTCTGCTGTATCAGGGTCAACGCTCATATCCTCCATGATTGGAACATAAGCAACTGTACCAACAGCGGATTTCCGTTCCTGTAATTCATTGGATTTGACTTTCCAATTATTATCAGCAAGAATAGCATCTACAAATTCCTGCTCCTTCTTCCCCTCAAGCGTGATATTTACGCGCTCATTCATCAGCAGGTTCGCCCAGTCCTCGCAGACTTTCTTGCCCATGTTGACGGAATATCTGTGGCATTCCAGTTCTTCGATGCCATTCCACACCGTATAGCTATGGAAGTCTTTCACATCGCCTTCATACCACGATTTCCACACATTAATCAGCGAGTAAAACTTACTATCGACCGTATTAAAGCCCAATTCTTTCAATGCTCTGCGAATATTCACTCTTTCACCGTCCCATCATGTGACCGGCACGTTCCAGGTCTTTGTAATAAGGTTCAATGCTGTACTCAAATGCGTCCAAACTATCAATATCGGACGTCCCATTGTCAAGGCGCTCGTCCTCAAACTTATCAGGATCATAAATCGCGGTTTGCAGTGCATCGATCAGATGGGGGCAGTTGCGCGAAACCTTAAAACGCCCCTGCTTCATCAGCAGCACCACGAGCCTGATTCTATCTGTGATTTGCAGTTTCATTGCGTTCTTTACCTGCGTCCCGAGGTGCATTTTCTGCGCGGTATGATCTAACCCGCGAATCAGCACCGTTTCCGCGCTGTCTGCCCGCGTCTGGCTATATCCGTACTTTGCCGTAACCATTTGAGTAAACGTAGCAAAGCTCCGATTTAACGCGTCAGGGTCAATCTCGCCTTTGATGTATTCCTCTTCCAGCGCGACCACACGATAATCTTTTGTAATTCCGGTCGCCTGAAACTTCGTTGCGGACTTTGTCCCGCCGAAGTCAACGCCAATGGAAATAACAGCGAATTTCGTTTCCTGTTCTTCCACCCATTTCAAAGGATCATCGATCAAATACTTTTCGGTGTTGTTTGCAAAGTCCTTGTAGACAACGCCCTCCGCCGCTACCCAAAGGCCGCGCACATACCGGTCATAAAAGATGCCGGCATACATATTCGTGTAGCGCTCAAGCGTTCTTGCACTCAAACCGGGGTTGTCGGTCATCTCGAAGTGCAGATACAGCGTGTTCCGTTCGCGGTGTCGCTTAATCCACTCCTGATAAAACCAATGATGCGGACTTCCAGGGTTACATGAAAACCACAGCTTTGCACCGTCCACAGAACAACGTGCAAGCGCCTGTTCCACGAACGAGCGCGGCATCAATACCACCTCATCCAGCAGCACGCCTGCCAGCGTGCGGCCTTGGATCAGCGTATAGCTGGCCTCGTCCTTGCCGCCGAACACTTCAAAGTAGTTCGTCACGGTTCCGCGCCGCACTTCCATCACCTTGTCGCCACGCCGCCAGCGAATGATATAGCGCTCCTTTGCCAAACTCATCGCCGTAAACGGAACGATAATGTTCTTGGTGCAGCTGTCAACCGTGCGGCCACACACGCCGAAGCGCTGACCGCTAAAATTCTCCATCGCCCAGCGGACGAACGCCCACATCATGATGGAGGTCTTGCCGGAACGAACTGCGCCGTCGCAGATCAGCGCGTCATACTTGGAATAGGGGAAAGCAAGGATTTTTGCTTGCTTTTCTGAAATCATAAGACGGCCTCATAACTCACATGAAAAATCTCGCTCTTACATGGATAAATTTCTCCATTTACGCCCCGAATAATATAATCTCCGGCTTTAGCAATCATTGTCCCTTCAAGCGTCTTTATCTCGCACCATGCTGGGCTTGGATGATACTTGCCAAAGTCATGAGTAATGATTGTATTTTCCGAAACTGCATTCCAAAACCAATCTTCTCCGACAAGCCCTCTTTCGTTTAACTGAAATGCTTCAATAACAACCGGCTTTTTTCTATATTTACCCATCGCTCTCCAACTCCTCCGCCATCTCGCGCAGGCTCTGACTAAGCGCGTCTTCCTTCACCGTGTCGGCAGGGCTGCCGCCGATCATCGCCCACTTGTCAATCAACGTGCCCATCGCCGTTGTGATTTGGCTGAGATTCGCCGCCGCCAGCTTTTCCGGGTCGTTAAGCATTTCAAGCCCCTTTCCGATAAACGAACACACAAGGTCTTTGTGGTCGTTCATGTACTCCATCACATCTGCGGTGTTCTCTTCCTTTTTTTGCTCGCACTTTTCCACAATGTCGGCATTCGCCCGCACAAGGTTCTTAACGGTCGTTGCGGACACGCCGTTGATTTTCGCTGTGGCGCAAAAGTTGTTCGTCTGCACATAGTCCGCCAGTATTTTCTTTTTCTGCCGGTCTGTCAGACGCGCAGCCATGTTATCACCTCGTTTTGTCTGACGCACCGGCCTCCCACCACTGGCCTTTGTCATTGGCACGTCTGTACCCGGCTTTCGCCTCACCTGAATATAACGTCTTCCCTGGGACACATTGCCAAGAGGTGCGGGAAGTCCTGTCTACTGACACACTTTCAGGGCGGCGCTATGCCATTGGCCAACGGTAGTGTCCACCACTTTTGGTACCGCATGGGAGGTGCGACCTCCCGCTCCCCGAAATGTGGGGTGGCATCGGCCTGCGGCATATTTCGCTCTCCGTGCGTTTTTCGTGCGTTTTTCGTGCGTTTCTCCCTCCGGGCGGAGCCGAAGCCCCGCCCATCAGGAAAAGAAGGGGGAAAAGAAAAAGAATGGAGATGCAGAGTTTGCCCCTGCACCCCCACGTTATCACATCTTTTTTTGTTGTTGCATTTCGTTGTGCAACATCACCTAATTTCTGCGTTTACATACGGCGCATACTCTTCTTTTATCGCACATTCTTTCAGCGGGCAGTAACGGCAGTTTTTAGCAAAGGGGCACTCGCGCCGTTCTGCTCTGGATATACATCGAGATACAGTGGATGTGCTTACGCCAAAATGCCGCGCAATCGTGCTCATGCGCCAGCCGCACTCAAAGTATAGCCTCAAGTATTCAACCGTCTGCTCTTTCACCCTACCACCTCCTCCGGGAAGAATGTCTCCCGCACCCCGCCGCACTCCGCCACGATGTACCGCCCCTTCGGATGCACATACACCACCGTGCCTTTGCGTATAGGGAGTTTCTTTTCTTCGCACCCCTTACCGGGGAATAAGTCTGGCAGCGTCATAAACAGCGCCCGGATCGTGTCACCCTTCTGCGTCTGCCTTGTCCTTTCTCTCGCCGTAGGAGCAGAAACCGTCCGGCGGCATCCTGTACTCCTCGTTGTACCGCACCCGTCTATAACACCACCCAGCCTTGATGTGCTCTCCATCTATGAGTAGCGACGTCTTTCCGTAGTGCTTGAAGTGCTTGCAGTCCTTGCACCGCACCACATGGGCGGCATCAGCGGCAGGGATCTCGTCCAAAAGTTGTTCTGCGGCGTATGCGTATTCGATATGCAACAGACGCTTCGCCTTTTCTCTGTCAATGTATTCAGCCATTGGCTTATCCTCCCTCGTGGCAATATCCGTTTTCGTCCGTGTCCTTTCCCCAATAGGTGCAGTGCAGGACATTTCCGATCACCACTGATTGATAGCAGTCCTTGCAGCGCACCACGACCTCTGCGTCTACGGTGGGGAGCTGCTCTGCATACTCCATCACCGACTCGATACCGTTGATGAAATGCGTGTTGGCGTGTTCTTTGTCACAATGGTTTGCCCGAATGGGAAACTCCATCAGCGTTTCCTTGTTAATGTATTCAGCCATTGTCAACCCTCCTGTTCCAAAGCCCAGCCATATATTGACGGTACCCGCTCTTATCAAAATATTTTCGAAAAACACCGCCGGCAGATGGAATTGTCGTTTTACACTGTGAGCACTCAGGGGCTTTGTTCTTTTCATCCCATTCTGCTTCACCGCCACAAAACGGGCACGGTTTTAGTTCAGCCATCACTCCACCTCTTAACATCCAGCCCCAACACCATAATTGGGGTCGTTGGTCATCCTTGCAATTTCGTCTGCCGTCAGCGTTCGATTGATCACGGCGTATGTAACCGTCGTTTCAATCCTGTGCGGACACATTACGCATTCGCAGCGGTTAAGGCTACTTGTTGTGTTCTGACGGAATGGGCAGAGATGATTAAAACAGTCCATCACTCCACCTCCCATTTCAGTTCGTCATACAGCTCACTGAATCGCTTGTTCCACTTCCTTAGCCCGAAGAAACAGTACACGCCCAACACGATCCACAGCCCGCTGGCGAAGTTTTGCAACAGATTTTCCATCATTCCACCTCCTCATCCGCATATCTCTGATACCACAATGGCAATTATTGCCGCTACGTAAACCGCGACAAAAACTGCAAAGACAGTGCAGCTACGCTTCTTATACATCGTGTATATGGCGGTAATAAGCAGAGCAATACAGTACACGCCGAGCAAGGCATATAACCAGCCCACTACTCCACCTCCTGTAACCAGAACCCGCGACGACAATCCTCGCACATTATTTCCGGGGTTTCGCACTCTCCATTACTATCTCTGTGAGTAGCAGAAATGTACTTTGGACAAAGCTGAATCACACCGAACTTATCAAGCATTGTGTGTGGGTATTGCACCAGAAACACACTCTGCCGCGTCTTGCGCGGGTGTGCGGCAGCCCATTCCTCTACGACCCTAACCGCGATTACCGGGTCATAATCGTCCTCCAGCCCAATGCCGGGCGTGGCCGCGCCGCTTTCGTACATTCTGTTTCGCTCTTGCAAAAATTTCACAGCGTCCATTTACTTCTCCTCCTCCTTTTCCGCAATGCTTTTGCACAGTGCTCTCCAGCAGTCATTGTGCACCATCAAGGGCACCCACCAGCTTTTACGGAAACTGTGTGCAAGTTTCTTCACCTTGTACTCGCTACCTTCGCTGTCGCATTCAATTTCCTTTTTGCAAATATCACAAATGTATTTAATCATCACATTTCCCTCCATCTGCACCCGTCACAGGCGCCCTCGTGTGCTTGTTTGTACTTCCCGCAGTATTGGCATAGCTCGTTGTTCATGGCGTGCAGTTCACTCTGCTCCTCCTTCACCGCCACAGCCTTTGCCAGCTGTGCCATGCCCTGCTTCATGTCCTCTATCTGCTTATCCCGCCGTGCAATGGCGTCCTTCAGGCTGTCGTTGGCTTTCATCAGTGCCTCGATGTGCCGCTGCTGGTTCTCGATCAGGTCAGCGGCGGCAGGCATAATCCTCAGGCACTCTCCTGTATTCCTGAGCTCGCACGAATTGCAAGCCGTGTGGTTTGCACAGCACCGCAGCGCGGTCACGATCTCGTCTCGTGTCATGTCATTCCTCCTCGCCAAATGGCAATCATGCTGGGAAACGGTGCCGTCCCCATCGGCTTTCCGTCCAGTTCAAATTTCAGCCTACCACGCAGGAAGCGGATCTCTGCCTTTCCCAGAATATAGTCGTGAAAACTGGCACGGTCTGTCCGGGCGGGGATCAGAAGAACCACCGTTGTCCCCGGTTTCTGTCCTTCGCGGTAACATTTTTCCGTCCACAGTCCGGTTTCCTTGCTCCCGTAGGGCGGATTGCAAAACACCGTTTCGCCCTCCCAATTTTGCCGCAAACCATCATCGCTTTGCGTGAAATACCGCGCACACTTGTGGTTGCCATCACTGGCGGCAGCATCCAGCGTGAAGTGGAACTCCGCATCCAACTCGTCAAACAGCTTTTGCGGCGTTTCCCAGAAATTTTTGTCGCTGGAAAACAAAGCGTCGTTCACCATGTCATTCCTCCTCTCACATCTCCGCCCCATTGCTCCGCCATTGCTTTGGCAACTCCAGGAAATGTTTTTGCCCTGTTTTTTGCTCTATCCGTGGTAAACATACCCTTGTGCTGTTCGCCATGCTTGTGGCTGTAACTGCCGCTTGGGCACCATGTCGCCGTCGGTTTTACAACATTTGTCGGCATCAAAGGCTTTACCCCGCGCTCCCACAGCAAAGTCTTTTTTGTAAACTCGTGTCCATATTGATATGGCTGAATTGCCTGCGTCGGTTCTGGATACTCAAATACTTTACTTGGTGTCGGATTTTCAATTATAACCTTGTCACAGTCGGCTGCCCATATTGCCAAAAACAACGCTTTGCCGCAAAGCCCTTCATAGTAGCGGCGAAGATTTAACATGCCGCCTTTATACAAGTGTCTTGCCCCGGCATTGCTCGTTTTGGTACACGGAGGAAAGGCGATAATCATATCCCATCGCCCCACATCATGCACCTGTCCGTCCATTGTGGTCACTTGCCCCCCCTCGATGGCCTTTAGAGCGTCGCCTAAAATGTGCCATTCCGGGTGTCCGCCAGACGGCTCCTGTATGTCGCAGGAATACGCCTCATGCCCCAGCGCACGAAACGCAATACATACCACTTGGCTTTCCTCACACGCACATAAAACTTTCATCTCAATCTCCAAACACAACACCGCACTCGTCCTTCAGCACGTCCTTGATGTGCTTCCGCTTGATGCGGCCCTCGTTGATCTCCTCCGCCAGCTTCTCCAGGCACTCGTACAGATACGCGATGCTGTGGGTGTCCCGGCTGTCCGCTGTCTCCTCTTGGACGTGCCAGCCGCACTTGTCCATCAGCACCATTGCCACCATGTCCATGTTCTCCCGTGTGCCTTGCAGCTTGCCACGCATAAAGATGCGGTCGTCCCTGCTTAAATGCTGCTTGCCCACGTCACACCTCCCGGATGGCAAACCCGTACCTACTGCGGAACAGCTTTGCTTTCATGGCATACTCGCGGGTACGCATCCCCTTCACGTCCTCCACCACCGGCAGCCAGTACCGCTGTCCGTAGCTGTCAGGAGCCGTTCTGCGCTCGTACACGAAGTCCGCGATGTAGTCGATACTTTTCACCTTATCGCCCTCAAACGTCGTGTACGCCTCTTGCAAGCAGTACCGCACCTGTAATTTCAGCCCGCGTATCTCCCCGGCCTTTTGCAGCAGCATCAGCGCGTCGTAGCGCTCCGCCTCCTTCTTGCTGTCGAAGGTCAGCTTGCCGCGCTTGGTCTTCTGCGCCTTGTATTTCCCCGGTTTCCGCATCTTCTCCATGACCTGCTTCTGCGCCGCAGGACTAAGCCGCGCCAAATCGTCACTTTTCAATCCCATTCTCCAGTCCTCTTTTCTCCAATCCTCGCTTGTTCATCGTGTACCGCAGCCTTGCGGTCTGCTTCTTCTGCTCACCGCAGCGGTCGCAGGTTCCGGGTACCCAGATATACGGGTCTGGGGCAAATATGTACTCCAGCCACATAGCCCGCACACAGTCGGCGCACAGCCTGCCGGCCGCGATCTCCCATGCGCCGTCGTTCATGGCTTCGCCCCCCTGATGTACTTGCCCATCCAGGCATCACGCACGCCGTCGGTCTTGCCGACCGGCGCAGCAAGGGCATGTCCCCATCGTTCCCACTTCTCAGCATTTCGGCAAGCCGCTTTCCAGTCTTTCATGGGGGTCTTGCCAACCATCCAGCCCTTCGCTTCGTAGAAGTCGATAAAGCCCTGCGGATCTACCGCCGAATGGCGTTCAGCCACGTAGGACTGAACCTCTGCCAGTGTGGGTGGGGTAAAGCGCTTCGCGCGCGTGCTCCCACCGTCAGGTGGGAATAAGTCTTTTTCTTTTTCTTTGTCTTCTTTCTTTGTCTTAGTAAGCTTGGGGTCATTTGCGTTTGCTTCGGTTTGCTTGATTTTGCTTGAACTTGCTTGCGTTTGCTTACCACCTTTCGTTCCGTTCCTTGCCCGCTCCGCAGAAAGCTCATCGTCCCTGTCCAGCATCGTCCGAAACACCGGGAACAGTATGCTTTCCGCCCCCTCCAACTTCGGCGGGATGCCTGTTCTTGCGTACTCCAAAATGGCGATAAAGAGACGACCTCGCTCTGCATCAGACAGCGCCGCTGTCTGCTCTATCCAATCATAGTAGGCTTTCACGTAGCACTTGCCCATAGGTCTCACTCCTTTTGCATCTTGCCCATTCACGTCACCCCCTTAGAAAGGCAGATCGCTGTCATCCTCGTCCATCTCCACGAACTGGCTCTGGCCGTCCGTCCGGGGTGGCATACCGTGCCCGTCCTCGTTCTTACCGCAGAAGTGTACCCTGTCCACGGTCATCTCCGTCACACTGCGCCGGTTGCCGTCCCTGTCGTCGTATTCGCGAGTAGACAGTCTGCCCTCCACAGCCAGCTCCTTGCCCTTGCGGAAGTATTTGCAGATCATCTCTGCCGTGCCCTGCCATGCCACGCAGTTCAAAAACAGCTTTGTCTCCCGGTCTTTCACGGTCTCACTCCACGCCACGCGGAAGCTGCACACCGCCGTACCGTTGTTGGTTCTCCGCATCTCAGGATCCGCACAGAGCCGTCCCTGCAAAATCGTTCTATTTACCATGTCAAATCTCCTTACAAATATGATTTCCCAAATTCTCTGCGGAAGTCCTCTTCCGTCCAGCCCTGCTCCTGCATGGCCTTTAGCTGTCCGTACCGCCGCAGCCTACGCATTTGTTCGCCGCTGCGGTGTACTGCCGTCTTTCCGTTCCTGTGACACCTGTTGCCGCACAGGTACACAACAAGGCCGTATTTCTCGCTCTTCTTTCGGTTCGCACCACCCAGAAGATGATGCTTCTCTAACGGATCGCTTGGGTCATTCCTGCCGCACAGGAAGCACCGCTTGTCCTCCATTGCTTACCACCGTCCCGTCCCATTCGTATTCCGGGCAGCTGTGTATGGCGTAGCTGTGCATGCAGTATTTACCGCCGCCGCTTCCGTGAAATTTTACCGTCGGCGTGGCGTCCCATCCAGGCACCGGCTCCGGGTTCTTCTTCGTCCAGCTGCAATCCCCGTAGCACTTCTTGCATGTCCAACATGGCTGCATGTTCAGCGCCCCCATGTACTCACCTCTCCCCACCGGCTCACCAGCGCGTCCAGCTCTGCCGGTGTCATAGTCTCAATTCCTGCGCTTTTGCAATCCTGCACAACGGCGTCTATCAACCGCGACATCTGCTCCGTGTCGTAGGTGCTGCTGCCGTACCATACTGTCACGGTCACGCAGCCCTTGAGCTTGCTGGGAAACGTCTCTGCCATCCAGCCGATCCCGTTCCTCTCCCATGCCCTGCAAAACGGCTCTGCCGCCTTTTCCCGCAGGCACAGCACCTCGCTCACGCCTCCGATGTTCCGTATCTCCTGCCGGTACACCTCTTGCTTGGAGATGCCGTAGTGTGCCGCCAGCCTGTCCAGAAGTACCCAGCAATAAGCGTTGGCATCCAGGCTCCGGCCTTTGCCCTTGATAGTCACGCTGTACTCCTTGTCAGGCTTCATGGCGTCGCACACGTCCATCGCGGTCTGCGGCGACTTCACACGAAGCGCCAGCCACGCGCCATCACTGTCCTGCTGCCACCTCGACCCGTTAACCGTTATCTGCTGCATGGTTCTTCTCCGCTGCGTTGGCCGCCTTCATGCAGCCCCAGCACAGGCGCTTGCCGTATCTGTCGATGGACTTGTCTGCGATGTCATCCGGGGAATACCTCACGCCCTGGCACGTCACTCCTTTGATAGGAATACCGCAGCTCTCGCAGATGACCTCGCCCTTTTTGACAGGCTTCTGCTCCTGCCGCTTCACCTCGTCCGTGTCCGCGTCCTTTGTATCGTCGATGCAAAACAGCCCGTTCAGCGCGTACTTTCTGGCATAGCTGGATGCCATGCCGGTGATCTGGCTGTCATCCATGCCTTTCTTGTCCTGCGGCTCTCTGGCGTAGGCGTTTGCAGAAACGCTGTCACCGCTCTCTGTGTCTACGAGCGTTGCAGTTGCTACAACGTAAAATCTGCCGGATACTTCCTGCACCGCATCATTCAGCAGCAGCGTGGCGTTGTTCTTGATGCACAAAGGCTTTACCGCCTCCAGAATATCCTCACAGCTCCGGTAGTTGTACTTGGCAAAGCTGTTGTACTGCCCCTTCGGGGCTTTCAGCTCCTGCTGGATCAGCATCAGCTTGCCGTAAACATGTGCGCCCATCACTTCACCCCCATGTTCATCCGCTCGGCGATCTCCGCGCCGTCCACCGCAACACCGGCTTTCAGCAGCGGGGCAATGTCGCTCTTGGACACCGTGGGCGCGGCATACGTCACCTTGCCGTCATAGCCGTTGTCCATGCACCACTGCACCAGTTCCTCCATGTTGGTGATCTCTACCGCCGTGCTCTTACGGTAGGTAACGGAACACTTCGCCGTCTGGAAAGGGTGCCCGTCCAATGCCCGGTCAACGTAGTCCCGCAGCCGGTCACGCTTGCGCTCCATTGTGCGGCGGCGCTCCGCCAACTCCTTTTCCTCGTCCCGGATGGCTTTCGCCTCCGCGTCCAGGCTCTTAGACCAGCACACCATGTTCTCGATCTTGTGATCCCTGTCCATCTGCAGCTGCTCAAAAGCATCGTAGTCCAGCAGCTCACCGGTCTCCGGGTCGATCAGCGCCTCCAGCGCCTGGTCAATGTGGTATAAACTCAAGCTCATTTCTTTTCCTCCCATGCGTCCACCGTTCGGATGCAGCATTCGCACCCAACGGTTTCGCCGTAAATATTCTTGTACAGTGTGTCGGTTTCCTCGCCGCAAACCGGGCAGCGCGGCACCTTGTAATCTTTCGGTTCTGCCGGCCTTTCCGGCTCCCAGTATTCCATTACGCTTCTCACACCGGCCTACCAGCCGCTTTCAGCACTTCCCGCATGGGCTTCCGCGCCTTAAGGATAGACATTGCCCGCGCCGTTTCCCGCCTGTATTGCCGCCACAGGTCGCTCAACTCGTCGCTCTGGTAATATCCGTCCCCGTCGTTGCAGATCATCAGACCCTGCTTCTTTGCCTCGGCCACCGCCTTTCGCATCTTCCGGTCGGTGGTGTGCAGCGCCGCCGCCAAATCTTCCCGGCTGATGGCGTTCCTGCGCCCGCTGGGGATCAGACAGGCGATGCGCTCTGTCTCCGCCGTACGCGGGGGAATGTCGGCTTTCTCGTCCTCGCCGTATAAGTACGCGCTGCTTGTCCGAAGTGCCGCCTCCAGCGCTGTCATGACCTCCTCTGTGGGCAAGCACGCGCCGTTTTCAAACCGGCTCACCATGCTCACGTCCATCCGTGGGTCTGCCAGCTTCAGAATGCCGCTGACCGCCTCCTGCGTCAGTCCCAGCTCCAGCCGCCCTCCCTTTAATCGGTTCATTACTGTACCTCCACCCATTGGCCGTTCTTAACGGTGTACCACACGCCGGGTTTCAGCGTTTCACCATCCACGATGCCAGCAAGGATGGAGGCGATCTCTCCATTATCCCTACGCTCTACGCAGACAATAGCGTTGCCGATATCGCCCATAACGCGGCCAAAAAAGCCGGTTGTCATAGCCACACAGTATTTGCCGGTGGCGGATGCTGCGCCCCTCTCGCCGGTGGCAGATGCTGCGCCACTCATGCCGGTGGCGGATGCTGCGCCCTTCCAGCCGGTGGCGGCTGCT